TTGATAAGATAAGTGCCTTTTTCGCTATTCATCGAAAAGTAGAATTCATTTCTCATACTCTCGGGGTAGCACAAGAAGTTTTTGAAAAAATTCAAAAAGGAATTAATAAAGAGTTAACGCTTTCTGAAATTGCATATGCAAAACTTCAAAAAAGTTTTCAAAGGTTTGAAACTAATTTATCAGATGTGATGCATAAACCTCAAAAAATTGAAGGGGTGGAGGTGGAGTTGACGTGGGAGCAAATGCTCGGCGTTGCTTTAAACAGCGGTAACACAGGAAACCTTCAACGTTTGTTGGAAGGTAACGAGTTTTCCGCGGAAGAAATTCAAATTATTGTTGACAAGGTAGATGCAGATCCTAATTCGAAAGCGTTTGTTAATGAGGTCCATGAGCTTTTAGATTCTTTATTTCCAGAAGTGGTTGCGGCCACAGAAAAACTTTACGGAGTACGACCCCCTAAAGTAGAGGGACGCTACTTCCCTATTATAGAGGACTTCAAGACAAGTAAACAAGCTCAAGTAAGGCAAGCGACGGAGGATCTATTTCAACAGGTTTTCAAAACAACTTACATGAATAGGAGTTTTTCTTATCGTCGCGTAGGAGGTACTACGCCGGTTAATTTAAACGTCTTTGAAATTCTTTTAAATCACGTAGATGGGGTTATTCACTATACATCTTTATCCGCGGAAGTTCGGGATGTTCAAAAACTTATTAAGCATCCCCTATTCCAAAAAGCAGTTAACGATACGATGGGTGAGAACATTTATAACCAATTCCCAACATGGCTTAGATCCGTCGCTAACCCGTCGGGTATACGCGCGGGAAACATCGTACAGAAAATGGCTCAGGGATTACGACATAATAGTACGGCGTCTCTTTTGGCGCATAGGGTAACAGTTTCTTTATTAAAGGGAGGATCATATTTTCAAACGATATATAAAATTGGAACAAAATATGCAGCGATTGGTTTAAAAGATTTTCATAAGGATAAGAAAGCGGCTTTTGAGTTTGTGTATTCTCGTTCGGCCATTATGAAGAATCGACGTAATACTTTTGATCGGGAGCTAAAAGATTTTTTAAAATCCAAACGGGTTTCCCATCTTACTAAAACAGGAAAAGATTGGAATGAAGTTATGTTTAGTTGGATAGTTGGTATTGATCAGATTACAACAATGCCGTCGTGGTTAGGAGCATATCAGCAAGGTCTTGATGAAAATAATAATGACGAGGCGCTTGCTGTTCAGCACGCGGATCATATAGTTCGAACAACACAGCCTACAGGATCAATAGAAAATTTAGCGGAAGTAATGAAAGGTGATCAATGGCAAAAAATGTGGACTATGTTTATGTCTCATTTTGGGAACACTCATAATCTTTTAGTATCTGCTATGGATCAATTAAAATACAGTAAAGCACACCCCCTAAGAAAGACTGGCAGTTATGCGCGTGCGTTATTTTGGCTTTGGGTAGCCCCGGCGACGTTAAGTAGTGTTATTCGATCGGGAGGGGATATTGACGACTGGAAAAAACATTTAAAAGAATTAGCTCTTTACCCTGTTGCGGGGATTCTTTTGGTCCGGGATATAATGAATACGTTAGTTAAAGGATTTGATTTTGGGGCACCCCCGGCGTTAAGTGGATTTGTGGAAGCGGGCCGTGCGGTAAAATCTAAGAGCCCTCAAAAGAAATTAAGACATGGGGTTAAGGCAGTAGGTATATTAACAGGAAAAATCCCTACACAGTATGCTGATACATTAGATGGAATACTTGATTTATACAATGACGAAACCAACGATTATCGTCGATTATTTATGAGTGAATGGGCGTTAAAACCAAGCGCGCCGGCTAAAAAAGGTAAACGGCGTACTCGAAGGAGATAAATTATGACGGTTCAAACATCAGTTAGAAGAACACGACTAACCGCCGACGGGATCCTTACGGATTTTGATTTTGGTTTTAAGATTTATAATGATACGGAGCTATTAGTTTATATTGTTGACACAGATGATGTGGCGACTTTACAAACTATAACAACGCATTACACTGTCGCAATAGATTCTGCGGCGGAAGAGGGTACCGTTACTTTTGTAACTCCTCCAACAGATCAATATGAAGTTTTAATGATTGGGTCTCTTCCCTATACTCAGGGTGCGGATATTCCTGTAAATGAAGGATTTTCAGAAGTGGTTATTAAAAATGCGTTAGATAAATTAGAAATTCAGGTACAGCAATTAAAAGATTTAATTGATAGGACGGTATCGTTGCCTTTAACCTCCGCGATAAGTTCAGTTAATTTGCCGGAGCCGGAAGATGGAAAAGCTCTTGTTTGGGACGGCGAAGATGGAGAAATGACAAATTTTGAAATTGATGTTGGTGATTTTGACGCCGCGGTAGCAGAAGCAGAGGTCGCACAAGCCGCCGCTGAAGCCGCGCAAGCCGATGCTGAAACCGCCCAAGGACTTTCTGAAGTCGCACAAGCCGCCGCTGAAGCCGCTCAAGCCGCCGCTGAAGCAGCAGCCGCGTCAATGTATGAGATAGAAAGTGGAATGTCTATTATTTGGACAGGGGCTATATCAGCCATCCCTTCGGGTTATGTAATATGTGACGGGGCTAACAGTACCCCGGATTATACAGATAGATTCGTTATTCACGCTGACGCAGATGCAGCGGGAACAAATAATGTTGATGATACTGGTGGTGTGTCAACTCATGCAATAACAGTGGCCGAGCTTGCTATACATAATCATACTGATTTAAGTACCTCCGGAGGAACGGGAGAAGGTGCCGCTGAAACTATTTATAATGAAGCGGGTACGACGGGAAATGCCGGAAGTGGATCTGCTCATACTAATAGAGATAAATATTATGCTTCAGCATATATCATGAAAACATAAGGGGTAGAAAATATGAAAATAAAATGTATTCGTTGCCTTAAATTTATTGATTCACCAAACATTAAAAACGCTAAATATATTATTAATGAGGCCGATGAAAAAACTCTTGGTCCTCGAAAAGTAACTGAGTTTGTTTTGTTAGAGGATAAAACAGAAGTCTTACGGCGTAATAAGTTTAATCAAATACAAATTGACTATAAGACCCGAGTAGCGCCCCATAATGCAAACGTTGATCAAAAAAAGGCAGAGTTAGATATGTTAAAAGAATCTTTCGATCCTAAAACTGCCTCGGAAGAAGAGAAACAAGGTATTACACAAAAAGGAAGTGCTTTAAAAGAGGCTATATCTAACAGAAATAAAATTTCCGTTCAAGAACAAACTTCTGTAAAAAGCGTTTCAAAGACGGGAATTATCTGTAGGGACGAAAGCTGCCAAAACGAAAACGATACAATTATTTGGGGGTGATTAAATGACACAGTTGATAAGGAAAAATTTTAAAAAAGAAGAACAGTTAAAAAAGTTATCGAGATCTGAATTGTTAAAACTCCGAGAGAGCACGAAACAGTTTCGGGATAATGCTCGACAACAGTTAGCAACTAATTTAACCTTAACCGACAAAGAGAAATTGGAATATATTATTGATTATATTGTCGGCGTACCTTTGGAAATATAATTATGTATAATAAAAGAATCCGAGTTAACTATAAAAAAGATGAACCCTTAACTCCGGAACGCATTAAAAAGATACGGGATCAAGGGCTTAAAGACTATCAAAGTCAACTTGTTGTGATTAAAGCTGATATCGTAAAAGCGTTAGAAGAGAAAGCTAGTGTCATAGAAGAGATTGCAGCCAAAAAACAAAACTTTTCTTCTTGGGTGCAAAGTCAAGAGGATGAATTAAATGTTAAACGGAACGAAACTAATGAGTATATTAAGGGAAGGAAGGAAACCCTATGTGATAAGATACAGGAAGAGCTTAGATTAATTCGGGAAAATAATAAAATATTTGAGCAGATTAAAGCGGCTGAAACAGAGATTGCATATGATCTTAGGAAGATGGAAGTTGAGAAAAAAGACGCTGTTACTTTAATTGCTCAATCAAGAATTTCAGAAGAGAGGGCTGTTGCTGAAGTTAAAAATCAAAGGGTACTTATTACGCAGTTTGAGGACCTCTCAATTAAGATTAACCGGGAATTAGAAATGCTTCAGCAAACAAAAGACGCACTTATTGGATTAAATAATAGATACGACCAACGGGTTGAAACTTTTAAACAACTTCGTAAAGAGGTTGTTGCAAAAGAAAATGACATTGCTTTGAGGGAATTACAAATTGAAGAGAAGTTAAATAAAATAAATGAAATTGCAAAATCAGAAGGAGACGAATTATAAAAAAATTAATTAGTTTAATGTGTATTTGTTGTCTTTTAATTTCGGCTCAAGCGTTTGCAAAAGTTGACGCTCGAACTCGAAGTTTGAAAGACGCCGCCGGAACTGCTATTTCTAGTTATGCATTAACAAGCGGGGCCGCGGTTTACAGTGAAACTCTTTCAATAAAAGATAATGTAGGTTTTACCACCCTTGTAATAACAGAGGATATAGCCGGGGGCGGGGGTGATGTTGATATATCCGCAGAATATTCTATTGACGGAACTACTTGGTATACAGCATACACGAGTGATATGGTAGGTGCGCTCACAGCTAAAGGAAACCTCGTAACAGCTTTACAAAATGTTTCTCGATGGATTGTTCACACTGCTAGAGTAGCGCCGTATTTAAGATATAAATTTGATCCCGATGCAAATTCTCAAATAACAGCCAGTATGATTTATCAAAGGGATAGATAAATATAATATTATGAAAAAATTTCATTAACATTATCAGGTAGGGGGAATTTAATATGACTAAGGAAAATAAATACATTGATTTATTAGCATTACAGGGAGTTACAGAAATAACCCTTCCGGCCGTAACTGGAAATAAATGGTCGCAATCTTTCCCTCTCCAAAAAAATGTAAGTTTCGGACTTGAGGTAAAGGTGGAAGGATCTAATACTGCAAATGTTGGCGTGGATGTTGAACACAGTAATGAAGATCTAACAGATGCAGAGCAAAACTTAACTAATGCAAATTATGTTGTACCGGACGGTGAGCCGGAAATTGCGGTGTTAAATGATCAAAAGGTTTTTATTATTCCTTTCGGCCCAACACCCGCAATCAACGCTAGGATTAAATTTAATATGGGCGCGGGAAATGATGCTACGATAACGGTAACTCGTTTACGGTTAGTTAGTTCTCGCCATCTTTAATAGTTTAAGGAGACCGTGATTATGAAAAAAATTATCTGTCGATTAATGTTGTCCATAGTTTTATTAGCTATATGCTCTTCTGCTTTTGCACGTAATTGGGGCTACCGAGGAGGGTTGGTTACTACTGATAGGCTTAAAACATACACTGTGGCAACGCTACCACCAGTAGTATTAGGAAGAGTTGTTGTTATTTCAGATGGGGCAGATTCTTCTGATTGTAGTACGGGCGCGGGATCCACAAGCGTTATTTGTTGGTATAACGGAAGCTCTTGGACCTCCGTAGGGTCGGGAAGTGGTGTATCTGAATTAGATGGTTTATCAGATGTAGGTACTTCAACTTCAACGGCTGGAAATTTATTAGTGGCGAACGATTCAGTATTTATTGCAACAACCACCATACCCGCGGTAATTACTGTTGACGGGTTAATAGTTGACAGCGCGGATCCATATTTGAATGTGTCAAGGGCTTCTGATAAAGGTGCTCCCGACGATGGTGATGTTTGGTATAACACTACTACCAAACGAATTCGATATTTTAATGGTACGAGTGTCGTATATGCGATTGACAATAGTGATTTTTACCTCGATGGGCTTAATGATGTGGGGACCTCAACCTCGACAAGTGGAAACGTATTATCTGCTGATGGGGATAGTTGGGAATCTGTAGATCCTCAAACTTTATGTGTAGCTATAACTGGCCATGCTGATCTATGTGATGGAAGTGATGCGTTTGCTGGGGGGAGTTTATCAGATTTATCCGATGTAACTACATCCGATGATACTTCAGGAAATATATTAATAGCTGATGGATCTGGTTTTGATAGTGTTGCTGTAAGTAGTGATATAGTTTTCGCGGCTGGCGGAGCGGCCACCATACAAGATAATTCAGTTGATGGTACTGATATTGCGGTTGGTAGCGACGCACAAGGCGATATTTTATATTATGATGGTACTAATTGGGTAAGGTTAGGCGCGGGGACCACGGGTAAATTTTTAAAAACCCAAGGCGCGGCGGCTAATCCTATTTGGAATTCAATAATTTATAAAAATGGTTTCTTTATAAACGAACCCACAGACGCTAATGATGAAAAGAATATAGATTACGCCGCGCAAAATATTACTTTAGATTGTATTGCTTGCATTGTTGACGGTGGTGGGGAATTAGATATGGATTTACAAATAGATGATGGTTCACCGGCCGACGTAAACGGAACAGATATTACTTGTAATGCTGCCGGTGTTTTAGATTGTACTCTAGGGGGCGATGTTGATTTCGACCAAACTGATTATTTAGATATAGTAGTAACTTCAACTTCAAGCACTTGTGATTCTTTTAGTGTTTGGTGGACGGGAAAACAAGATGATTAAAAAAATAATTCTATTTACACTATTGATAGTTTGTATGACCTCTTCTTCTTTTGCACAAGATTATTGGGCGTATATTCAACCCGTTGATAAACCGTCGGTTGAAGATACTGCGGCTTTAGAAAACTGTTATGGCGCCAGTAAAAAAGGTGACTACATTCAATTTCTTCCTGTAACAGAACAATACACTCCTACTAAAAGAGAGAAAGAAGCTTTTATTATCCAGAAAGTTAGCAACATAACCAAAGAGGATATCAATAAACATACTGAAGAATGGTTTGTTCAGGACGGGCTTGATGATATGGGTAATCCATATATGCTTATGAAAGCGTATAGGAAATATAAAGTTGACATAGATACTCTTGAATTAAAAAAAGGGTTGAATGAAACAGTTAAAAGTTTTGCAACATTAAAGGCGAATACAACTAAGAAAACTGCGTTAGATATAGCAAGTTATCGACGGGGGTATTTAAGATATGCTTATATTGATAAGCCCATTAAGAAGTTAGCAAACTTAATAGTGCCAAAAGCTTTTGCTGAAACCGTATCTACTATAAATGTTGCTGGGGAAGATTATAATACTTTTACTTTGTGGGAAGCGGATAAAGATGGGGATTTAGTAACAGACACTAGACAAGAAACAGGTAATTTATATAACGATCAAGGCGACTTAGACGACACTCTTACAATTAATGATTCAATAACAAATGCTACATATTATATGATGTTGTCAGCACCGGTAGGAGAAAGACATGATGGTACAGATAACGGAGCAGCCACAATAAATCCTACAACAGATACGTCAGCGCCTATCATTTCAATATATGATAACTATACCCGTATTCAATGGTTAATAATTGATGGAAGCTCTCAGTCAAGTGGTGATGATGGAATACGGACAGGGACAAATGATACATCCGATTACACATATATCATGAATAACGTAATACACCATACACGAAATTCTGGTATAAGAATTTTATATGATAATAGGTCAGAAGTATATAACAACCTCGTTTATGAATGTGCGTATAGTGGTTTTGGAGATTACTCGGCGGACGATATCCATATCCACGGTAATAATACTGCTGCTGATAACGGAAGTATGGGATGGAGTTTTAGTAGATGCATTACTTTTTATAATAATTTATCAACCGGGCATACAACAGACTATCGAGCCGGGGTTTATTGTGACGACGGAACAAACAATGCTTCTTCCGATGCTACAGCACCAGAACAAGGAACCTATTACGATAACGTAAGCGTTACCTATGCCAATTCTGCGGCGGACGATTATCATTTAGTAGCCGGTGATACTGATGTTATAGATTTGGCGTTTGATAGAGGTGACGGGTTATTCGATACAGATATAGATGGAAGAGATAGAGACACAGAAGGTGATACTTGGGATATAGGCGCTGATGAATACGTAAGCGGCGCGTCGCCCACTCAAGTAATGGGAATGTTAACTAAATTAAGAAAGAGAAATAAAGACCATCCATGGGACGCAGAATGAAATTATTCATCAAAACAATAATTATTTTACTTATGTTAATGGCCTCAAGTGAAGCTGCTATTTACTATATTAGAGAAGACGGTGGTGATGCAACTGAATGTCTAGGTACTACTGATGCGGCATACGAAGGTGGTTCAGGACAACCTTGCGCTTTTGAAAACCCCATAGAAATATTAGGGTGGGAAAAAGCCATAGCTGAGAATGATACAGTTATTATAAAAAATGGTACTTATGTAACAAACGATTCTTTATTTATGGCTAATGGAGTAAAAATTTATGGTGAAAACTACGCTGATTGTAAAAGTATGCCAAAGATAATAGCAACAGGCGCTAGAGCATTTGACATTAATCATGGTGAAAGTGATATAGAACTTAGGTGTTTAGAAATTACTGATCCCGCTGCTTGTTCAGAGAGATCCTCTGGATTAGATGTAGAGTGGAGGTGTGGTGGGGTAGGGTGCGAGATAGGTCTTGATATAGGAGGAAACGATAATGTAATATTACGAGACATTAATATACACGGCATGGCTAATACTGGCGTCGCTGCTGGTACTAATTTATCTAATTTTGATGTAGACAGGGTAACTATAAGAGCTAACGGATTTTCTGGTTGGGGTTATAGTGGAGAGACAATTACATCTGGTACATTTGATTTTAATGATTTTCATGTAGATTGGAATGGCTGTATAGAAACAATGGATGGTGAAATTGGACACTGTTTCAGTAGCGCACAAAATGGTTTTGGTGATGGATTTTCAATGGGCTCCGGCGCTGCTGGTAATTGGTCTTTTAATAATTCAACATTTAAAAATAATGTTCAAGATGGTTTAGATATTATACATAGCGGCGCAACAGATACATTTGTTATTAGAAATTCAGTAATTGAGGGTAATGGCGGCACAGGATTAAAAGGCGCTGCTGGAACTTATATTGTTGAGAATAATATAATTGTTGGTAACTGTAACTTTTTTAGGGGTAAACCATATACCCAAGAACCGAATTTTGATCACTGTAGAGGTGATGGAAAACCATTTAGTTTTAGCCCAGCTATAGGCGCAGATTATTATGTTTATGGTAATACAATTTGGGGTGAATCTACAATGTTAATGATAGTAGGTTCTAATACTTGTGATGGAACTGAAACAGCGACATTGAGAGGCAATCTATACATAGGTTCAGATTATGCTAAAAATGGAAACCCTACACTGTCATACCATATGCCCGCGGCAAGTTGTTCAGGATTAGATTTAGATGATGATTACTCTGTCGCTTTCAGAATTGCTGATAATGAAAGTATTCTAGGACCTAATTCAACAGTTGTTGATCCAGAACTAATAGTTGATTATCTCTATGGTTATGCGGGAGAATTTATAAGTATAATATTAGGTCCAACAAGTCCAGCTATAAATTATGCAACAGATATGTCACCAGCGTTTCCAAGTCCTTTCACTTTATTAGATACAGATTATAGAGGACAGCCGAGAACTAATAGGGACGCCGGATATTTAGAACAAAGCTCGTCTGTCAAACAAGGAGTAGGCGGGGGTTCTTTTTCTGGGGGGACACTACGATAATGAATGTTATACCAATACTTTTGTGGGGGCTTGGAATATGTACAACCGGTTTTTTATTTTTAGCTGGATGGTGTTGGTATTTAATAAAAGCTATATCCAATAATTCTAAAGAACTTGAAAAACGAATATCTTATGAATGGTTTGAAAATAAATTTTTACCAGAATGTCGTTCTAATCGCCATGAAGCAAATAAAGATATGGAGAGTAGATTTAATAGGGTAGATAAAAATATGGAAAATAAATTTAATGAATTAGATAGAACAATAAAAGAGATAAGAGACGCTTTGATTGGAACCGTCGAGAAAAAAGGCTTAATTACAAAAATACATAATCAGGATGATAGACTTGAAAAATTAGAAAACAAAAAGGATTAAGATGAAAAAGAAGGATTTTATTGATGCTTTCGTCACTATAATAACACGACGTCTCGATAAAATTCTTCCAGATGAAGGTTCTGAAGGAGTGTTTATGTTTAAAGCGTATAGAATAGTCTCAAGAGGTTTAGGGCACATATTATTAGGTAAATTAGATCCCGAACACCAAGAAGAAGAAGGGGGGAAAAATGGATCCTCATAAAATACCAAAAAAAGATCTTCCTCTGATTGTATTTTCCGATCATACGAGCGGTTTAATTCAAACAATTATAAAAATTCGAACAAAAGGTTTTTATAATCATGTTATGTGGATGCATAAAGACGGCGTGTTTGCTTCCCAAGGAAATAAGTATTCCAGAATTAAAGTTTCTAAATATATGAAAAAAGGTAATCGTCTTAAATTTATATCAATTAATGGATTGTCAAATCACCTTAAAAAAATCCTTATTCACTCTGTTGAAGTTAAATTAAAACAACCATGGTATACAACTCTTTATGATTGGGTCGGAATTGTGGGTCAAGCTATCGGGTTAAGACGAATGAACATTCCCGGATTAGAATATTGTAGCGAGGACGTACCCTATCATCTAAGAGCCTTGCTCCCTTATGATCTTCCTAAGAAATTAAGAAAGTTTATTAAGAATCTACCAACGCACGGATCCCCGGAAGATCTTAACCAATACATGAAAGATAACAAAGAGCATAACATACTTTACGGGAGGTGGGATAGTGATACGGAAATTTAGTTTAATCCTAATCATTATATGTTTATCTGGTTGCGTGACGCATTACCATAATGAGAAAAAGATATACGGGAAGTCAAGCGATATAAAGACTAAGGTCGGAAACATTGATGCCGCAAAAGCAGACTTTATATCCATAGTAGATATCTGGATCCCGTGGAAACCTAAAACAAAGGGGGGCTGCATGAAAAATGAGAAATGACTTCCCTTTTTCTAAAAAATATTATACAATATAAATAGATTAATTAATCAATTACCGGAGGTGACACATGAAAAAAAGAATTCTAGTTTTAAGCGTTGCATTAATTTTAGCCCTTTCGTCTACTTGCTTTGCAAGTCTCGGCATAAAACTCGATGGGGGTACCCAGCAAGGGGTAAAGACGATCAATCTAACTGGACCTTCTGCCCTTACAAAAACAAACGGGGCATTAAATATTCCAGTTGTGGATCCAACTTTGATTGCCGCGGGTGCTGCAAACGGCGGCGCGGTATCTATGCTTTCTTCGACAACGGCCATACCTACTTCGTATTCTTATATAAATATGCAGATTACGACAGCAGATCCGGCTTTTGCAGCTAAAACTCTTGCTGATGGAAAGAAAGGACAGATCCTAACTATTCATGCTTATAGTGGAGCTCAGACAACTACAGTTACGCCTACTACTTCATACGGATGGTCAGCGGCGTCATTTAATGCTGTTGATGATCAACTCACTCTTATATTTATTGATAGTACCGACGGGTGGGCTGTATTATCTTTGACAAGTGTTACACTTACACCTTAAAATTTTATAGGAGACCACGTGGAAGGGGAGAAGAAATTCTCCCCTTTTTTTATTCTAAATGAATTGTTCTACGTCGAACAATCATTTCACAATAGGCGAGGAAAAGGAGCATGAGTAAGACAGTTTGAATCATTCGCATAGGAAAATGGACCATCATATCAACTACAATAATTGAGTACCCCGCTAAGACCCGAGAGTATTTTATTTTATCTTCCCTATACTGATTTAACAATCGCAGAAATGTCGTTATGTTTACCCCGACAAAAAGAATAAACAAAGGATATCCAATTTCGAAAAGCATTTGAAGCCAATCATTATGTGCGGTTTTTACCGGCGTATCTGGAAGTCCACTTTTAATAGGGAATATAACTTTATACGTTCCTAAACCCCAGCCCGGTAAAGCTCTTTCGTTGGTGAGTTCAATCGTCCTTTTCCAAATACTCATTCGGCCATGATAGTGTTGTACAGACCAATTAGCCTCAAACTTATGTGTTATCACCCCCATAACAACGAACCCTATGAAAATTAAAAAAGCTATTCTCCGCCACACTTTTGAAGGGAAATAAATCCACGTCCCTATCGCAATACATAATACGGACCATGTAGAATTGCAAAACAGCGCAACAAAAACAGGAATGATTAAAAATCCCGGATGTAATTGAATAAGAAATGCAGATACGATCACAATAAAACTCGCCTCTTGCATATGGTGTCCCACTACTCCGAATTGTGTTATCTCAGTAAGACCAAAATTTAAAAGTTGATCATGAGAAAAGAATTGAGCCGCTATTAAGAGAAGGTTAAGAACCAAAACAGCTTTTAACATCCTAAATGTAGGGCCCCACGATTTCATCTTAATCGCGCCAATATAAAAATAACAACAGAAGACGATCGCTACATACGCATTAAATGATAGGTAGGGTACGTTACTGAAAAAACAACTGATAAAACTTAATAGTGATACCCCTTTAATGATCGGATTTATTTCCATAAAAAGAAGATACATCCCGGCGCATCCGGCGCACGTTATTATTAGCGGCCACCAAGATAAAGGGGGTGTGAGTTTAAAATAAATAAAAGGCACACAGGCAAAAAATCCAGCGATCAAGGGGATGGTATAGGATAGGGTTTTTTTCATAGGTCCTCCACGCTGTCAGGATTATAGATCGCTTCTTTTCTCCGGCCATATTCAGCAATTAAAAGAGCGTCAGCGACAGCATGAGTGATTGTAAGTTGAGGAAATAATTCTTGAGCTTTCTTTTTGGTTACGTTTTTATCACCTTTAGAGAGGCACCCCATGACGCGTTGCCACGTTCCCGGGGAAACATAAGCAAAAGGGATTTTTAAAGCTGTGAGGATCCCTACATACATTCCAAAATTTTGACCAAAAGTAAACGTTGACCTTACTCCCTGTTTTGGCATAGAGTGAACGCGTTCGATGTAGCATTTTGTAATTCGATGCTTTATTTCATCGAGCGTCAATGCTATATCGTGAGGGGTCATATGTTTAACTTTTGTTTGTAACCATGCAGTACCATTTTTACGCCCGAGTAATGCTATGCCTCCGGAGATTCCGGGGTCAATTCCTAATATCATGGCGCACCTCCTGAGTAATGTTTAACCTTTTGCGATCAGTGTCCTGTACTCCGTGTTTATACCCGTGGACCATTGCAGTTTTATAATGAATTCCTATTAAATCTAACACGTGCTCATTCTCTCCGTGAGCTTTAAGGATGTTAGATAAATAAGCCCAATGATCCTCCGCTAACTTTTTCACTTCGTCAGAAGTCTTTTGAGATTTTGACACCTTTACACCCCTTTGTAATAAGTGGTCTGATTTTAAATTGCTTTGGTATTTTTTTACCAAAGGTGTACTCCGTAATAAATTTAGTGATTACTTGAGTTTGTTTTTTTCCGTTGATGGCGAGTTTAACGAGGAAATGTCTTTTCAATTCTCCGTCGATGTCAACATATATACCTTTATTTCCCATCGTGCTCTCTCTTTTTTTGTATGCGCTGCCTTAACTGCGCCTTTTTTTCTGGTGATAGATTAAGTTTATCAATCGGAATTTGAATATCAAATACTTCAGGCTCCGGCTGATCCATATCCTCTACTTCAACCCCATGTTGCGGATCTACTGCCATATCACTATCTTTTTCGACACAGATCCCACATTCCGGACAAACCATTTTCATGTAACAGTCGAGCATCCGCCCAAACCATTTCATTTTTGCTTGACATTCCGGACACTTAATAATTTTGTCGGTGTCTCTCCATTTATTAAGCATGGGGTCAATAGACAAAATAGATACATTATCGTATTTACAAAAATAAGCTTTTACATATTGATTTTTAACTTTAAACTCAGCACATTGCATAAGCTCGTCGCATAGAGGACAGTAAACATTTTCTTTTGGGGTTATTAATACTCCCATTAATTAACCCTCCTTTTTTTCCACTTTTACTAATCTTCCCCACTCCCCCGCCGCTAAAACCAAAGTAGGGGAAGGTTCTTCCGCCATAATTTCTTGATCTTTTATTTGTTTTGATACAAGACTAACATCAATGAGGGATAGATCTCCGTTAGGGGTTATTGTTAATCGGTCTGCTTCTTGACGTATAGCACCATACTTTTTTGTTTCTACTTCGTATAAATATCTCATTTTTTATATCTCTCCCCGGCCCATCCTTCAGCGTCTATCGGACAACCCTTCGCCCACGAAGGTAATTTGCACATAAGGTCAATCATTTCCTCGAGGGAATGTTCTTCATCCCCCTCACAAACAACTTCGTCGTGCACTGATAACACTAAAGAATAATTAGCCTTTTCAAGTTTTAACATAGCCCATGCCATAAGATCTCGAGCAATAGCCTGAACAATGTTTTCGGTTAATTTGCCTCCGTAAGTGAAGGTCTTTTTAAAACTTTTAGATTCGCTATTAACTGTATAGTAATAAAGAGAATCTTTTGTCTTACCCCATTTCATTTCTTTTTGTTCCGTGCCGGGATAATAATAAGCAAGATCTCGACCGGAAGGTAATCGACAATAAAGAAACTTCCCTTTGATGTAGAAAGTAACAGGACCACAATGACAGGGTTTTTTATGCCTAACTGTATATTTGGCCGCACGTTCAATATCATTCCAGAAAGAAACCACTTTTTTATATTTATTCCTGTACGCAGTAACGGCTATTTCTGAAAGTTCTTTACTAACCTTAACCCCAAACCCTTCGCAAGTTACTTTAAATCTAGGGGCGGCCATTTGAAAACCACATCCGAGGACCGTGTGTTTTCCAACAAGCCTTTCTTTTTTATCTTTACTTGTTAAGGCAATATTTTTATAAATCACTTTAGCCATATCAACGTATATGTCTTTTTTGTCGTGAAATAATGTTACTGCGTCTCGCTGTTTAGCAACCCACATTAAAACCCGGGCTTCGATCGCTGAATAATCCGCGGCCAACAATGTTTTATTCTTTGGAGCAACCACGACACCCCGAATACAAGTCGATAAGGCAGATATAGGATTACTGTACAACGTACTCATAAACTCAGCGTCGCCACTTTTAATAACATCAATACATACATCTTGATCAATGTCCCCACCCCTCGGTAAATTTTGAAATTGAACGGTTTGACTTGTCCACCGTCCGGTTGACGCACCATGATAAATTAAATGGTTACGGATCCTTCCATCATCACAGCAAGAATCAATAACCCGACTGAATTTAGCAACAGAGCTACGCCCGTACTCAAGACGCAATATAAGAAGACGACGAAGCTCGTCGGGTATATCATACGTTAAAGCCTCTTCTACATCGTCAGCGCTAACCCCGGCCATATCAATTCCTGAATAGTTTTCATTGATCCAATTTTTTAATCGTACAGTTTGTGTAACCGCGAGAATCTTCTTATTTGTTATTTCTGCTACTTCCTTATTACATTCTATCGAAAGATCTTTACATATTGTCATAGCTTCTTGGGCTAATTCTGTATCAACACAAACTCCTCGGTCGTTAATATCAAGTGTTAATTGGAATATATCTTGTTCGATCGGCACAAGATCTGGTAAACGTCTGTCAACTTCTCGTTCTGTCTTAACGTCTTGACGACAGTATTCCATAAATTTTTTATAATCTTCCGGAAAATCTTCCGGACGATTAAATTTACCGTCTTTGTTTGGTACAGAAAATAATCGAATTAACCGCATACCTTCAAGTTCTTTTTGTTCCGGTAGCTTTAAGGCCCTAGCAAGCTTTTCCAGTTTCCAAGGAAGCCCGTGGGCGCACGCCATTGCCATCGTACACATAAAAGGTGGAGGTGTCTTTTTCCAAACGTGTTTCCAAACCGAGTATTCAAAAAAAGCATTATGGGCGACGAAGGTATATCCTTTTTCAATCCAGCGGTCGAATATAGGAGGATAATAATTACCCGGCTCAACTAATACCGGTCCGTCATTTTGAGCGTATGCAACACATAATATCTCAGTAGAAGGATCCTTACAGTAACGTCCCGCCCCGCTCTTCCTTATATTTATGCGGGATAGTGTTTCAAAATCTAGGTGTATTTTATTCATAACATCCTTAGTTGAGTAGTGGGGGCTAGGTACACCTTGTTTGAATTGTAGCACCCTTTGTCCATGTGGCGATCGCACCTCACATGAACGGGTTCTACATTCGCCCGCGGCTCCTCATGCCCCCAATCTACCATTATTTAAAAAGATCTCCTTTTTCCTCGACGTAAATTTTTTCAAATTCGTCTTTAGCTATAGGATAAGGGTACCCACGAGCATCAATGGCTAAATAACCATCTTTACAGCTTAATTTTCCTTCACTCGTTTCAACCGTAAATTCAGTATTGATACGGATCGCCCGCGTCAATACTTTTTTACGGAATTTTCTCGCGTTAGAAAAATCAGGTAAATGCTCTTTTGAAAAAACGGGTGTTTCTATTTGAGAGGTATCTTCGCTCATACTTTATGTTCCCCTTCTACCTCGCGATCTTCCCTGTCTTTTGTTCGTGCTTCCAAACAATTCAAAGCGTTTTGTAAAGCAAGAATAGCTTGTTGATTTGCTTCACAATTAAACTTTGATCCTTGATAAAACTCAAGACGGGATTTAGCCGCTGAGATAACTGTTTCAACGAAAGCCCCATTAGGTTCTTTTCGTTGGGGACCGCGACCTAACGGCCCGTTTTGCCAAGAGATATTTAATCCCACACCGACAACAAGCCCCCCTGTAGGGTTGCCATCAGTGTCATTCTCATTAATAATTTTACATTGATCAATTCCGTTCACTATAGATCACCATTTTCATCGTCGGGCAAATCATCAAAATCATCATCCGGACGTACCCGGCTGATCAACGGTTCACCCTCTTCACATTTTTGAATATTTCGCACAGAAACGGATACGCCGTTCTTGCCCTTGAATGACCAAGCATAACAAGAAACTGTTGCGCGAGCATAACATCCCGGATAAAATTCTTCCGGATCCTCAAGAGGTTGACGTTTTGCATCAACAATTCCTGGTTTATACTTTCCACACTTACCATTGATATAAAACATCCCCTCATATTCCGGACGATCGCTGTCGTCACCGTCGAGAGTAGGAAGCATGAGCCCTTTAGGGGCGTTTTTTGGCCACTTTTCTTGTATTGTAGCCCCAACAAGATCATCGAGAGCGTCAAACTCTGTATCTTTCTCGAAGATCATACCAAGACCATACTTGCCCTCGTCGTTTGGCTCAAAAACATGAGGGAAAGTTACCCTAAATATAGGGGTCAACAACGAGCCATCTTTTTTGATTATGAAGTCTTTTTGCATTTTGTTTTTCCTTTTTTAATTTTTAATGACGTTTGGTTTAAAGTTCTGCTAACTCGGCTGCCGGATCTTTTGTAGTTTCTGAATCAGGCGCGTCGTCTTTTGGCGGATCATTAATCGGATCCGACAATTTTGCGCCTTGTGAAGAATCATTACCCCCGTCGTTATCATCATCAGGAGGGGGAGGAGGATCTTCAACGTGATCTTCTACCAATTCAGCATCCCGAATATAACAATACGATGCATTAAAATCATCTTTTAATGCTTGCGTTTTCTTTTGGGGATCCAGCGTGTTCCAAATACGCTCAAACCCGTCGAGAGCTACTTGTTGTGGTGTTTTTTCGGCCATAATTTTAAATCTCCTCAAAGTCTTCTTTTGCACTTGTTAAACTAATTGGCTCGCCTTTGCTATCCGAGGTGACGAGCTTATACCCCGTGTCCGGTTTAAACGCGTATTGTACTACTTCTTTTTTACCGATCACCTTTTCCATCTTCGACGGTGATTTTAATTTCTTTGGCTCAAACATTTTACTACCATGTTTACCTTCAAAATCGGCAAGTACCGCGTCTTCTGAGGACCATTTTCGGTGTCCTTGGGATGTTACTAATTTATACCCGGGAATGTTTTCACCTTGGTAAGCTAACTCCTTAGCATAATCCACAACTTTAGTAATGAACGCCTTAATGAATTCTTGGTTATCGAGTACCTTAACAATTTGTTTAATTGTTAAACGACTTACCGGCGGTGCATCGGTAAAGTCTTTCGCCACGAGAGATTGAGCTTTCTCGTTGGCGGTCTTACACGTATTAAATACCGGGCAGTACGTCTTATGACACCAATCCCCGGCGATCAATGGGGCTTTTGGAGATAGAGCGGCTTTTGCTTTAACTGCTAACTCTTCACGAAAACTATTCATGTACTCAGCGTCTACGGCGTAAGTGCTAACATGATCATCACCCATACGCGGTTGAACAATACTAATTTCAATTTCCTTTACATCCTCGTCAATATAATAGCGAAGGATATAATAGAGAAGTTGTTTATTTTCGTAAGACGATATCTTTTTTCCGGCCCCATATTTAAGATCAAACCCCATGATTTTCTCATAGGGCCAAATGATGATACAGTCCGGGGTTGCAAATAAAAGTTTATGGACCTCGGGGATCTCGATTTTTTTCTCGACGATCATTATAGCCCCCGGCCTCATATGAGACCGAACATCTTCTACGTACTCCCACACTGCATCAATCATTTCTTCATCGACGGTGATAATGTGCTCCCCCTCAGATTTTTCAACCCCCTCAAAAGATGCAAGCTTTTCATAATCCCAATCCTTTAAAAGACAATCCGCGGACAAATCATGCGCTACTGTACCTTCTGCCATATAGCTACTTGTAACAACGATACAGTTTGCTGTGGCTTTCACGGATCCGGGACAATTCCACCATCGTTCACACGAGGATGCTGCAAGTTTAGAGTGGGCTGGGAAAGTTTTAGATATCATCGTCGTCCTCCGCTAAAACTTCTGCGAATTGTTCGTAACATTTTCCAATCTTCTTACCCTCAAGAGTATCTAACTTCGTACCGCCGAGAGCTTGAATAGTGGTTTTACAACGATTCTTTCCAACGCCGTTAGGGAATTTTTTACAAATATCCGCGGCGAGCGCTCGAACCTGATCAATGGTTATTTCCCCATCATCAGGATCTTCTACCGTGGGTTCCGCTTCGGCTTGCTTCGTAACTTTCTTTGTTACCTTTTTTGTTCCCGCTTTTCCCGGCGCGGTAGTTACAGTCTCGGAGGCGGGGGCGTCGTTAAGAACTTTGTCAAGCGTGGCAACTAACGTCGATATTGCTTTTTCGAGTTTTTCAATTTTTTCTTCTAAGTACATTTGCTTTTCTCCTGTTTTTTGGATTATCCGATTCATTATTTGTTCTTTCCAACGCGCAGTACCCATCATCTTAGCCTCAAGCGTAGCTTTTATGACGAGGATATATGCGTTGACCATGTATGTTTGACCAAATCTTTTTAGCCGCCCAATACATTGTGTTATATCTGTGGGGGACCAAGAAGGTTCTACAAACACCGCCGTATGGCAAGCATATTGTAGTCCGTCAAGGCCCTCTCCACAGGCTTGTATCTGTCCAAGAAAAAGTCGGCACGAGGGCTCTGTGTTGAATTGTTCAACAATCCCGGCGCGTTTCTGTGCGGGTACGGTACCGTCGATATAAACCGGATTTTCTTTAGACAGTGATTTTAATAAAGCATTTTTAACTGTTCTATGATGATAAAAAATAACAATCTTAGAGGTCTCTTCCAGAAGATCTTCTATAAAGGGAAGGGATTCTTTTATTTTATATTTTGCTAAAGCTTGTCTGATACGCGCGGTCTCCCCCAAAGTAAATAATTCTATGTCACGTTCTCCGGCTAACTCTGCCGTTTTTAATTCTTCTTCCCGTATAATTTTTTTGGCTTCAGGCGTACATTCAAGTTCAACAGTATCTATCATAGCGTCGGGTAATTCTTTTAAAACTTCTTGCTGTTCTCTTCTAAGCATAAATGGACGTATGCGGTTTGCGAGGTCCCCTTCATGTGAAGCGCCGTTGACATTAAGACCATATTTATCTTCGTAAGCTCCGCAAAAGCGATACGCAAACCGCAAATACGAAGTGTAAGGGGCAATAAGGTCGGGCCGCGTGGATGATAGGAGAGAATGTAAATCAATGGGACGATTTTTAATAGGTGTCCCAGTTAAGAACCACATTTTATCTGTACGGGAAATCAATCCTCGAGGGTGAAGGATCCTTTTAGTGCGGTGAGCACGTGTGTTTTTAAGTTTATGAGATTCATCACAAATAATCAAACCAAAATTCATAGTCATTAATTGCTTAAAAACCTCTCTACCTCCCCGGCTTATAAGAGCATAATTTATAATGTAAAAATCCCTATTTAATGGTATGGGGTCCTTCCCGTTCTTTATAATTTTAATGTATTGTCTTCTGTGAGTGATCCACATTTCAATCTGGTTAGCCCAATTATGTTTTACCGAAGCTGGACAAACAACGAGGACAGGGAAGCTGTCAAGCGCACAAAGAGCTTGTGCTGTCTTCCCTATACCTACATCGTCAGCTAAGAGCGCGTATTTACGCTCTTGTAAGAATTTAACTCCAATTTTTTGATAATCTCTTAGTTGCATATTTTTTTCTTTTTAAATATTATTTCTTCTATTTTAAAATTAGGGTTTCGATTCAACTCTGTCCTAAAATAAGCTTCCATAACACCTTTATGGGCGTTTGCCAACACAAGCCGATCGCCGTCAAAAATAGCCCACCCATATTGATTTTTTATTCTTCCCATTCTAATTCCTTTTGATTTTCCGGTGTTGCGTGCTGAATTGATCCTCTAGGTCTACGACGTTTTATGTTCTCTGTTAGCTCAATGTATCTACAATTTTCAAATGTATAATTCCCGTCGGGGTCTATGCGGTCTAAAGACGGCCTCTCCAAAATTTCACCTCGATCGCGGTTATAGAGGAAATGGGCTTGATCATATGTAAGGGTACACCTGATTCCGCGTCCACCATAGCCCGGATATTCTCTATGATTTTTGTCAGTGCATCGACGTTTAGCGTATTCAACGGGACGATACCACCGTCCGTTCTTGTTTCTCCATGGCTTGACAACGGTTTCATAACGGCTACTCCCCACTATTTTCTCCTTCGAGTTGTTCCTTCCGTCCATCTAGCACTTGCATAATAAACGCGGGCATCCCGGCGGCGTGGTCCTGTTGAATGAAAGCATTGCCCGCGTACTTGAGTTGGTGGCCCTTATCTTGCTGAACCGTAAAGAGCATAAAACCCTCACACGTTTTTAATGCTTGCTCGGCAAGGCGCCGGGCGTCCTTCTTACTCTTAAAGCTTGTGTCTTCCTTATGCAATTTAGAAAACTGTTTAACCATTAAATCACCTCACTAATTTGTATCATGCCTTTTGCAATTTGTCGGCATCTTCGTGCTTTCTCTTGTTTATGATTATGAATTATGCCAACGCTTCGTGCAAAAGCCATACGCATTTTAATGTAACGTTTTTTCCAATTCATTTTTCGTCTTGACCTATCTCTAATTCTTGCTTCAGGTTCTAAATCATGAAGACTGATCATCCGCATCTTTTTCTCCTTTCTCTTTAAACTTAACTGTGTCCGGACTTATGAAAGCAACTAAAGGCATAAATAATAAAAATATAGCAATCATTATAAGCATCGTCCATATAAACGGAATAAGCCCTACACACATCATACATTTTGTTAATCGTTCTAATATACGCATTTCCTATCCTCCTAGTTTCCTAGTATACTATTAAACTATGAATTTGTCAATACTTTTTGCGTAGAAAGTTTTTCGGTGTCCGCCGTCTTGATATTGCTGCTTAACAAAACCAAGGGCTTTTAAGATTCCAGCAATACGTAACGCTTCACGAGGAGAAAACATTGTAGTATTGCCCCCAATACAACTAACAAAAATATCAATGGGTTGTGTAACACAAGCAAATTTCTTATTGTCGTAGTAGTCAAAATAATGTTGGTCCAACCAATTATCAATAGTATGAAGCCAAGGATCGTCAATCTGTCTTTTTGCTGTCTCTTCTCTGGACATTGCTTCGATCTTTTTGTCATACACATAAATTGATTCCCCTTTCATATAACATACATATGCTTCCGCGAGAAGTTGATCCCTCTCTTCTCTTAATAAGGGGATGTTTACTTCATTAATGAGTACCGGCCAGTAACGCCTATTCTCATGATCTTTTAAATACCCTTCTGTCTCTGCGTTAACTGTACCAATAAAAATATTCTGTCTAGGGTAGTTAACAGCATTGCGCCCGTATGCCGGACGGCAACGATCAACGCAAGTAGTTATAAAACCTTTCATAGCTTTACTCTCATACTTAGACACGGCATACATTTCAGCAAGTTCTACTATCCAATTCCCTTGAATTAGATCAATAGAATCTTTGTGTTTAACATTTATATGCGCGTCGGTAAACCATGGATCACTTAGTATCTTACATAAAAAACTTTTACCTCTACCTTGAGGACCTTCTAATACAAGAACGTGATCAAATTTACATCCGGGTTGAAACACACGTGATACCATAGCAATTAATGTCTTACGCCCATAAAATCGAATAAGCTCAGTATCTTTGGCCCCGCAGATCCGCGATAGCCAATTATCAATGCGCGGTGCCCCATCCCATTTTATACTCCGGACAAAATCTCGGACCGGGTGATACGCGTTATCAGAAGCGATCGTTACAACAGCCTCATGAATATGGGATGTTGGTGGATCGTAATCCCAATTAAGGGAAAGGTGATGTTTAACTTGAATCGCGTCTTCGTCGGTCCAGTGCGCCGCAGTTTTACGCCAAGGTGGAGCCATAACAAATTCAATACGGTTAGTGAATAAATTATATTGAAGTTTATTTTTTAGGAGAGGGGTGTAATCTTTTTTTAATCCATCAGCTTTAGAAAGAATTTGAACAGTGTTGTGGAGAGTAACTCTAAAACGTTTTCCGTTCGGCGTCTTATGCCAAATTCTTTTTTCAGTTTTTACCATTGTTTGTTCGGGTTGTTGGTATTCATCAAATTCATTCTCGATAGATTTACATCCAGTTTGTTTATATCCGTGTTGGTACGCATTTTTAACTTTAACTTCGAGCTCGTCGTGTGTCCATTCAGGTTGACACCGAGGATTAAAAAATTGACACATTAACTCGTGGGTCTTTTCCCATGAGAGGCCATAATCTTTTCCAAGAGCGGCGACGGTGAAGGTACGACTATCTCCGCCCGCGCCTTGTATAGCGGGTGTCCCATTTGATACAATATCAACGAATTTTTTGATGTTCGTCGGGTGATTTGTGAGTAACCCTTCCGCAACAACGTCGATATCATCCCCTCGGGCGAGTAAAGCCAAGAGAACGTCCGGGCATTTTTGGATAACCGAGGGCGAATACCTTTTGATTTCATAATGTTTATCTACCTCCTCATTGTAACTTCCGGCCGCGGTAATAAAATGCTGTTTAAATTCAAGCCCGGGATAATCTTTAAGGCTTCCTTTAATTTGCACTTGCTCCAACTTAGAAAAATAAATATGATACCCTCCCGATGGAGTGGACACGGTAAATGTTTGGTTAACTAAAGCTACTGGAATTTGAATGTCTTGAAATAATCGTGATAGGGGTTTATCATTTTCTGGTTGGAAGCTTCGTTTGTCTACATCAATAACAACGTATCTTCCTCTTAATAGTACGCCGTAATTTTGATCGCTTACTGAGAAAAGGGGATCGAACGGCGTATTTTTAAAACCTCGTCGTAATGGTTTCTTCGAATAACCATCACATTGAAATAACGTAAGCCCCGCGTCCGTGTATAGGTCGAGGAGCTCACGCTTTACTTTATAAGTCTTCGGCTTCATTAAATACCCCCATGAATTTATCTAAAGATTTTTTAGGGATGAGAATTTGATTGTCAGCGGTACAGTAACCTTCCAGCCGTCCCGACTTAATCAATGTCTTTAGATAGTTAGGGGTATAGTTTAACAGAGATTGCACTTCAATTAAAGTATAAAATTTTTCATGTTGCGAAAGATCTCCAAGTTCTTCAAACGAAGGGAACCCAGCCTTGCGCGAATGAAAAGTCATGATCTCGGCGTTGTCGAGGTAGATACGACTTCCAATTTTTTGTTTGGAAAATCGTCCTCGGTAGATCATCTGTCTCAACGCTTCCATCGAACGGTTAAGGACAGTGCACGCCTCTTGCGTCGTCAATAGTGTTTTTCCTTCATATTGTATCATGTATATCACCTCCTAATTAGTAAACAATTCTCGAATGTATGTGACATATTACCATAGATATCTAGGCTTTGTCAAGTTTTTTATTTATTGCTTCTTCAAACCGGGTAATAAACTCTTCCAAAAATTGCTTATGTTCGTATAAAGCAGTGCTAATAGTATTAGCTGCACTCTGCATAGCTCCCGCGGCGCTTTGCATATTATGTCCCGCGGATTTAACATCCTCAGAACCCTGTAAATAAATATAGTCCATCTTATTCTCCTTTTGTAGTAATCCTCCTATAAAAGTTATGGTTTCCTTCTTTTGTTATGTAAATCATCGGAACGCCTTGCCACGCTTCCCGGCACACATCAAGATCAGAACACCACATATCAGGATATCCAAAACCCGCGCATACACCCGGCTCAAGAGCCCAATACAGAGCATCAATAGCGGTTTGACGCTCAACCCATGAAGGTGTTCGGGTCATTTCGGATCCGTTAACTCCGTATAATCCTTCCGGTCGGTATAATATACCGCAAGCAACTGCAACTTGCCCGGCAAGTGTTTCCCCAGCGGCTTCTCCTATTATAGCGTGTACCACTTGTTCGGTTGCGTCATTTAATGGTTGCTTCCACGTAAAACCGGACGTAAGCAACAAAAGCGCTAACCCAATTATAAATTTTTTCATTTTTCCCTCCAATAAGGTTTGTCTTGCTCACTCATTTTAATTTCAAAATCAGTTAAAACAATAACTCGCATATCCCCCACATGATTTTTGCGGTGAACAAGCGCTCTATCCCCACGGACGAATTCACAAACAAAGACGTCCGCTTCGTAATAGATTAAATCATCTTTACGCATAGAGTTACACCTCCTTTAATGAAATTGTCCCGAACCCTGTTATATTATTTTACAGAGTTGCGGCTTCTAATTCCGCAGAATCAGGTTCACATTCCACTACAGCTTTTTCCCGATTGATAATATAAATATCCGTCCAGTCAGGATATTTTTTATTCGCAATCCTTTCCGCTTCGTCGAGGCTGTGCGCCATTATAATATGCGGGCGCATCCTCGGCGCAAAAACTTTAAATTGTGACATAATTTTTAAACCTCCTTTTTAAAATCTTCCTGAGTTTAAAACCTCTTCTTGTTCTGTTTTTGGTTTGTTAAATCCTTCGTCAATACATATTTGGCAGATCGAGCCAGCGCTGTCCCTGTAGCCGTAAGCCCTCAAGCACCGCTCACCCTTTTTAATAAGTATGAGGCATTGTTTACAGTGTGTATCTTTTAATGTTGGCTCTATTGATATTTTAATCATGTTGCGTTACCTCCATAACTGTGACAAGGCTATGGTCAAATTTAGAATCGAAACCATATTTTTTAATAATTGGAATGTCCTTAGCTGTTAAGCCGACTTGCTCCATTTGAAGTAAATCATCCTCGCCGCACATTTTATGCTTTCGGACGAGGTTTATATATTTGTTGTCAATCTCGACGTCGAATACGTCTTTATAATTTGCCCCGTCACGATAAAACAATTTAACAGTTATCATTTTTCCCACCTCCTTTTTATATAGTGAGGTTGTTCAGGGTACAACCTCAAAAACCCTTGTTTAATACGTGGGGTCTTTAGCCCCGAAGCATGACAACCCCCCTTCCTTTTACATTTATAACCCAACAGCCCCGAGAATAAGGGGGCTGTTTCGCTCTTGTGAGCTCGTCAGGGGTTAATAATTAAAACCCCCTCCCCCTTTTATCATTTCTTTTAATTCAGTTTTATTTCTGAGAATAAAAACCCTTTGCTTTTTTTCAAATCGACTTTCAATAGCCCCGTTAAATGTTTTGTAGCTTGTTCTATTCTCTTGGTCTAAATAAAAACTACGCCAAAAATATTCATTGTTTCTTTTTACTAAAACAGATTGTCTGTTGCACCTTTCCACTAAATAGATTCTATTAGAACCCTCTTGCGATATCTCTTTTAAAGTTAAAGTTTCAATCGGGGCTTTTATTACAGCGTTGATTATTTCTTGCATGATATAAAACTCCTTTCGTTGGTTAAGGATTAAAAATTAAAGGTCTTTTTCTGTTATTGGTTTTCCTGTTACATCAGCGACGGGGGTCAAATGGTCTTTAAATTCTTTGAACCACCCCAAAGACCTCCCAAGAGAAATTATTTCCCTGTTAGGCATTAGAAGCACATTTAATGTGCAAGTGATAATTTGATTAGGTTGTTTTTTCATTCTTCCCCATCCTCTTTTTTATCTTTGATAATTTCTTCCGCCCAAACTCTGAGCGCCTCCCAGTAACAGCAATCAAGACAAGCATTTCCAATCTTACCCGCAAGATAAGCCATATCATCGTCGGACAAGTTGTCGATTTGTTTTTGGGTTAAGGTGTTTACTAAATCCCCACGGCTTAAACACGTAATAGGGAAGCCGTCACGCCACGGGTCGAGCGCTTCCTTTAAATAATTATAAGCGTCAAGCTCGAAGCGTTCTCTTTCTTTTGGGTTAGTTAAATTACAGCAAGCGTCTTTTATTCCTTCGGCTATGCTGTCAATGTCTTCTATTGTAATTGGTTTCATAATCAAGCCCCCATTTTTTCAGCGGTTGCCTTACCACTAGGATAAGTTTTAACAAAACTCAACCTCCCACAAACTAAACATATTTTAACGGCGTCCCAATAGCCTCGGCTTGAAACGCTTCCTTTTTTTGGTTGAAGGATTAAAATATAATTATCACAATGCGGACAAATGTAAGTTGTTAGCTTCTCTTTATTATTAACCGCCCGCCCCAGTATCGCAATGTATACGATATTTAAAACCCTTTATCTCTTCTTGTCCTTCTCTTATAACAGGGTTAAGGACGTCAATAATATCCATGGTATTCCATCTTAAATAATTAGTGGAGCGCACGAGCTCAACAAATAACGCCCATGATAAATCATATACCCCGAGCCTTTTACATTGATCCGCAAACCTTCGTTTTATTTCTTTGGCTTTTAAGTGTGTTGCTCCATCCCCGATTAATCCTTTTGTTGCGTCCTTGAGTGCTCGCTTGTGATTTAAATTCATTGGTTTTTTTCTCCTTCATTATCAGGTTAATAATATTTAACTAATTTGTTTGCAGTAAATTGTTTCTGGAAACTTCGCCATCAATTCAAATAGATCACTGGCGCAAACTATTTGAATTGTGTCGGTCGCTGTTAGTGTAATTATTTCCCACATGATTAAAGCCCTCCTTTCACTTATAATATAGGGTTAAGGTTTTTTACTTTTGATAGTTATAGTCTACCAGATATAACTAGAATGTCAATAGATTATTATTTTGTCATGACCACACCTACAAAAGCACTTGGACGTAATATTGGTCGAGTATCGAAGCACGCATTTTTATTTATTGGATTTTTAGTGCTTCGATTGTGTGCGGATGTAGTAATAGACGTTGAAATGTAGTAGTCTAGCTAAGTTCTTTAGGGGTAAGGGGTTAGCTCTGAAATGCTTCTATGTAGGTATTAAAATTAAAACATAATAATCAGTTTTAGTATTGTATAGTATAGGGGGAAAGGGCATAGTTTATGCTCGAAGTCTTCAGATAATGCATTGCACTGCACTAACTTCGTCCATAATTAACACTCTTGGTGTTGTTGTTATGTTATCCCTGTCCTATTTTGTTATGTTGCATTATGAGCATATGCTCATAATTCATTTGCTCGTTGTGTGTGCTCCCTATCCTCACGCCCATGGAGAGAATAAGGAATCGACCCCCACCCCCTCATTTTTTCCGGGTGCATTGCATCCGTTAACCGGCCCGGTGTTGTATATAAAATATTACAGGACCCCCTCTTCCCCTCCCCCTCCTCTAAAGTACCTACTCTATATAAGACCCCCACCCCTTGTAGCTATAAATACCCTACCTACAATATACAGAAAAACCCTTGACAAATTTAAAAAAATAAACTAATATAAAAATATAGAGTTGTTTGAAAACATCATAACAAAATACAAAGGAGATGATAAACCATGAAAGGATTTAAAGTAAAAGTAGTTGGGGAGTATTATGCACGCTCCGAAATCATGGGGGAGAAACGGATTGTTAAGCAATATGAGTTTGAGGCAAATATTCCGTCGCTGACCGCTGCTCTGTCTACGGTTAAGAATAAACTATTGACCCCTGTGCTATCAAAGGCGCACTCAGATTATATTATGTACCGTACATATCATATAACTGGGATCACTCCTCTCGACGAGGCTTCGAAACAGCAAATGAGAAAAGTTGAGATCGTGTATATGGATAGGACTTCTTTGGTGAGCTACATAAAGGATAACCTTCTTCCCGTCGATTCTCGATTATATCCTGATTTGTTTAAACTTCGTATAGCTGTTCAAGATGCGAAGACGGACCCCGACGCTTATTTAAAGAAATTAGAATTGCGACGACCTGACCTTGAAATGGATTTGCAGATCGGGGACCTTAATCCGGAATTGCATAAGCAAGAAGAAACACCTCCGAGCGTTTCGATTGCTAATCAATCAAAAACAGAGACCGGTCCCTCACCAAACGTGGATAAAAAAGATTTAACACCGGCGTCGATTGCGAAGCAAACAACAGAAAGGGTTGAGGGGTTGAACCAAGATATGATGAAGACCGGCGAGCATGGTCCTTTGGATCAAACCGTTGATGAAGAACTAGAAGATATCTAATGGGTATTTTACAACAGCTTGCACAAAACATTAATCAGGTAGAGCGGGCTATGGATATTGTTCCCGTCGAGAACTACTCCACTAAATTAAAGTGGGTTGATGGGAAGCCAGTAATTATAGGCGCGCCGATAGTTGCGGGGCCGATGGACGGCCGGATGAAGATGTTGTTGTCTGAAGCAATGAATCTTCCTTATGACGGTCACGACCCACGCTATGTAGGATTGACTAAAGGTGAGGCGCTTATAATTGATCTCGTTGATCAAGCTTCTCGAGGAGATAAAGACGCGAGGAAAGAGGTCCTCGACCGTGCTCTTGGTAGACCAGTACAGAATATTAAGTCTTTGAGTGTACGTGGGACAATAGAGGATTTTCTTGATAACCTCGACCCAATAGAAACGATTGATGTGGTTAACGTTGACGACGTGGAGGATTTGTAATGGGTATCAATAATAGACAAAACGAACGGGCGAAACGGTTAAATGATTTAAAAAATCAATTACCTTATTTTGCGTCGCAGTGTTTGACTATTAAAGATAAAGCCGGCGCGCTCGTGCCTTTTAATTTTAACAGGGCACAGCGTTATACGCATCAAAGATTAGAAGAACAGAAAGCTCGTATTGGAAAAGTACGGGCTCTTTTATTAAAGGGAAGACAGCAAGGTATGAGTACCTATACCTCTGCGAGATTCTTTCATAAAACTATTTTTGTTCCCGGCACGGGTACCTTCATCTTATCCCATCAGGCGAAGACGACGGGTCCCTTATTTGATATGGTTAAAAGATATCTTCGTTATATGCCGGAGATAATTGCCCCGACAGTAGATGCCGCTAATAAGAATCAAATAAAATTTTCAGAGATAGAATCTGAATATACCGTCGGGACCGCGGGGAATGAAGATCTTGGCCGAGGGTTAACTATTAAACAGTTGCATTGCTCCGAGGCTGCATGGTACGCGCGTACAGATGAATTAGAGACAGGATTATTTCAAGCGGTATCTGATATGGATGATACTGAGGTCATTCATGAATCTACTGCTAATGGTATGAATAATATGTTTTATCGTAAAGCTATGGACGCTATGAAAGGCAAGGGCGAATTTATCCTTATCTTCATCCCTTGGTTTTGGCAAGAAGAGTATCGCACTAAACCCGGACCGGATTTTATTCTCGATCAAGACGAACATGATTTAATGAAAGCTTATAAGCTTGATGTAGCTCAAATGTGTTGGCGACGTAATAAGATTATCGAACTTGGCGACGAATGGAAATTTAAACAAGAATATCCAATGAACGCAATGGAAGCGTTTGTTATTTCCGGCCAATCACTTCTTTCACCTAAATTATTACTTGAAGCACGTAAAAGAATAATTCAAGATGCTTCCGCGCCAAAGATATTAGGTCTTGATTGTGCTAGGACCAATGATCGTGTTGTGTGGGTTTGTCGTCAAGGAAGAAAAATTTTATGGTACAAAGTTATTCAGGGCGCAGACATACCAGAAGACCCGAGTATTCCTTTGGGTCAACAAACGGCGCGTATGATTGAAAGAGAAGGTATTGATAAATGTTTTATTGATTATGGACAAGGTTACGGAGTTATTGACTTTTTACGCGCATCAGGGTATAAAGAAGTAGTACAGGGAGTTTACTTTTCTCACAAACCTATGAACAGGGATCGCTTCCTTAACAAGCGCGCGGAAATGGCGTTGACGTTAAGAGATTGGATTGAAGATGGTATGTGTGATATTCCCGACGATGAAGATTTCTTTGCTGATCTCCTCATTGTTCCGATGTACAAAGAAACACCGACTAAAAAAATATACTTAGTTTCGAAAGCACAAATAAAATTAGATTACGGAATATCCACCGACATATTCGACGGGACCATTTTAACTTTTGCGTACCCGGTAGCAGCGAATATGCGTGGGTCGAAAATTCGCATAGCAAATCAAATTGAAAGAAATAAAACGAAGAGCGAGTTAACGACCATCAGGCGCGTTACCGGAACCCAAAAACAAATCGGATCCGTTAGCGTTAACGTTAGTCATTAACTTTTACTAAGGAGTTTATTATGGCAGCAGCGATTATACCTCTATTGATGATTGGGACCGCTTCGTATGCCGGTACTAAATTAGCAAATGCTGGAAAGAATAATGCTACGGGGACACCGACGGTAGATACGAGTAAAGCAGATGCACAAGCAAAAGCCGCGTCGGAACAAGCTTCGGGAGAAAAATCACCTAAGCAAGCAGCAGCGTTTTTGAAAGATCGAAAAGCTCAGGGCTTTGGTCCTAATCCGAATAAAGCGAAACCGTTTTTACTATCTCTCTAAGGGGGTTATTATGGCATCAATAACAAATAAAGTGAAGTTGACGAAAGACCGCCATAGTAACGGGGTTAAAATTAAACAACACTGGTTGACGATGTATCAGCTTGTTGGTGAATATGTTTTAACCCGAAAACAAAATTTCCTCGCTAACTCAATGCCGGGCGAGTTTTTGACGGAACAACTGTTTTCTTCTACAGCGCCGGAAGCGAATCGAACGATGGCTTCGGCCATTCTCGGTAACTTGTGGCCAAATGGGGGGCGGTCGTTTAGAATACAGCGGCCACGTAACATTCCAGATTCAGCAGAAATAAAAAAGTATTACGCAGATGTTTCACGAATCCTCGCCGACAGTATGGATGATCCGGAAGCCGGTCTTGCTACTGCTCTTGACGAGTATATGTTGGATCAGGGGGCTTTTGGTATTAGTGGAATTCATACAGAAGCAACGGGGGATCTCTTTGTCCCGATAAGGTATCACGCAATTAATGTTAAGAACATGGTCATTGAAGAAAACAAGAACGGGATAATTGATACTATTTTCTTGGACATTGAATATAATGTTGATCAACTAATTAAAGAATATGGCATTAATAATGTTAGCAAGAAGTCGTCGGATAAATGGATCAATGGAAATTTTCTTGATAAAGTACGTGTCTTACAACTCATTGAACCCCGACGAGAAGGGCGGTTTGGTTTTGGTAACAAGTCTATGCCTATTGCTTCTCTTCATATTGAATACGATGCAAACAAAATATTAAGAGAAAGTGGTTTTAATCAACACCCTATTGCAGTAGGACGTTTCACAAAAGCATTAGGTGAAATATATGCTAGATCTCCGGCCATGTTTGCTATGCCGGCAATCTTACGACTTAATGTAGCATGGGAACTTGTTATGCGCGCGGGAGAGAAAAACCTTAATCCTCCTCTATATCTTTTAGATAATGGGGCTCTCGGTAGTGGAGTAGTAGATACTTCCGCGGGTGGGTTGAGTGTTTTTAATACTACGAGCATAGGTGAAAAATCTCCTGTTGGTGCGTTGTTTGATGTTGGTGATATGCAGATGATCCAGCAATTAATTGAACAATTAATTAATGACGTATCAAAAGCCTTTTATATTGATCGTTTAATGGATCTCAATAACGAGACAAGAATGACGTTAGGTGAGGCTCAAATACGTGATCGTTTTAGGGGCGAGGGTTTAAGTGGTGTTTTTAAACGACAAGAGACTGAAACTTTTAATAAAGTAATTAAATCCTCTTTTAATATTCATCTTGAGGCGGGATTAATAGGAGTTATTAAAGGTTCAGAGAAAGAAAAAGAAATAGTTAGTCAAGGGCTTGTTCCTCTATATATACCGGCGCCTATTGCAAAAGCTATGGAACGGGGACAGAAAGTCTACGACGTTAAATATGTTTCTCCGGCAAATCGTATTATGCGAATTGAAGAACTTCAAGGAATTACTCAACAACTTGATATTGCTCTCGGGATGGCAGCGGGAGGATTAACCGAGGTCCTTGATGGCATTAATCAAGATGAAACTTTACTTCGTATCAATGAATTAACCGGAGCAACATTTGATACATTAAACGATACTAAAACCATGAAGAACATACGAGAAGCTCGGGCGGAAGCCGCGAAAGCCATGCAGCAAGTACAGATGGCACAGATTGGGGCTGATGTAGCAATGAAGGGGGCTCAGGCTCAGAGTATGACACAAGGAGCTATCAGTGGGAGACCAAGAGGCTAAAGAGGTACCTAATAGAATACAAAAGGCAATTACCGAAGTAGCTCAAACCGCAGAAGGGCAAGAGCTATTTCGGTACTTGTTACGTCAGTGTAACTTTCATACGAGTACGATTGTGGGGGATCCACGCTCGCATGAGATTAATGTTTATGGCACTCTATTTAACGAAGCGCGAAGAAGGCTATATTTAGACATTAGACGTTACATTCCCCATGGAATAAGAAGAAAAATAGAAAACTAAAACAAAAGAGGAGAGACACAATGAAAAAGTTTTGGAACAATGAGTGGGCTAAATTCCCTTTTAACAATCGTGGCCTTGTTGGTGATCCACCAGCCGGAGATCCACCAGCCGGAGATCCACCAGCCGGAGATCCACCAGAGGTTAAAATTGATGTTAACAATACTCCCCCGGGAGGAGACCCACCAGCATATAAAGCTCCTGAGCTTGATATGGCTACCGCATTACCCCCGGAACACAGAAATAAGGAATATTTTAAGGATATCACGTTTGAAAAGCTTATTGACCAACACGTTAATCTTCAATCAAAGTTAGGTCAAAGGCCGGATGTTGGGGTCCCGGGAGCAGAGGCTACCCCGGAACAGATTACTGCTTTTTATAACTCCTTACGCCCCAAAGACATGAGTGAATATGCCTTTCCGGAAACTGAGTTTTCTAAGGCAAACGGTCGGGATGAAGGTTTTCAAACAGGCATGAAGCAAGTATTTCATGATGCGGGAGTTAGCCAACACCAAGTTAATAAGATCACAGAAGGGTATGATAAAATAGCGGGAGATATTAAAGCGACTGAAGAGGCTAAAGACACAGAGTTTGATACTAAGATTTCTGAAATATACAAAGATAGTCGAGAAACGGCATTGGGTATAGCTAAGAATCTTATGAGAGAGAATATTCCAGATGATCTTAAACCTGAGCTTGAGAACCTTGATAACCGTTCCTTGTTATTGTTAACTACAACTCTTAATGCGGTTCACAAGAAGTATATTAGCGAAGATGGTATAGGACCGAGTAATAGACCAGCAACCGGAGATCCCGTCGCTTTACGAGAAGAAGCTATGCAACTTATGAAAACTCCCGCGTATAAAGATTTTCGTGATCCGGGATATGATGTAGCACAACAAAAAGTTAAAGACCTATACTCTCAAATAGCCGAAATACAAAAAGGTGCGAGCGCAACAAAAAAATAAAAAAGTTCTTGACAAATGTTATGGTATTCTAGTAAAATAGAGGTAATGGGGAGCGAGTAAAATCGTCCGTTGGTAAAGCCTACCTTACAGGCGACACGTCCGGTAACGGGGAGCGTACCGAGGATCAAAATTTTTCATTAACCCTTTTCTAACAAACACGGGAGTGTAATATGTCTGCTCAAATTGAAGTTGCACAAATTATCCAATTCTCGGATATGGTTCACGTTGAAGCGCAGCAAATGAGAGCTCGCTTTGCCGGGATATTCCCCGTAAAACAAATGCGTGGTAAAGCGTATGCCTATGATGGCGTCGGTTCTATCGAAGCGCAAGAGTTAAGCGGACGTTTCAACAAAGTAAATTTTAGTGATTTGAAGATCACAAGACGAAAAATCGGAAGACGACGTTTTTCTCTTACCATCCCTATCGACGAAGACGATGTGTCAAAAGTTCTTTTGGATCAAGAGCGTGAATACCAAAAAGCGTGTGCTATGGCTATGGCACGGGTTCATGATCGTATCGGTATAGAAGCGGCGTTAGCTGATGTTCTTACTGGTGAGGATTTTGAAACCACAGTTACTTTTGCTAGTGACGGTGGGGCCACAGTTACGGCCACGGGCGGTATTACTTACGCAAATCTTTTATCAACAGTACAGAATTTTATCGACGAGGATGTTGGCAACGATATGCTCGAAGATTTTGTTTTCTGTATCTCGGGTGACGAACATACGGCGTTAATGCAGGAAACTGAATTAACGAGTGGTGATTTTGTTCGTCAATACGCAATCGAGAAGGGTAGTATGACTGAAGTTGTCGGGATGCGTTTAATTAAATTTGCGGCCAATGCTACTAATCCTATTCTTTCTGTCTCTGCCGGAGTACGGTCTTGTCTAGCAATGAGCTCTCGTGGCCTTTGTTATGCAATGCCTAAACAGTTTGAGATTAAAGTCCAAGAAAGAACGGACTTAGTACAAACTAAACAAGTTCAGGTGAATTGGACACTCGGAGCAGTTCGTACCGAAGGTGTTTTAATTCAGAGAATTACTACGACCGATTAACCCGTTTTTTTAAAAAAAAATAGAGGAGCTTGTTATGAGTTTTGATAAAGTTGATGCAAATGTATTAGCGGGAGTGGCGACGGACGCTCACAAGTCAAGCGGGGTCGGTCCTACTGTTAGAAGTATTACGTTTGAAACCGAAGCGGCTGATGCCGCGGGGGATGTCAAGGCCCTGTTTCGTGTAGGCGCCCATGAAATTCCTTTAGAGTGTTGGATCATCAATGATGCTATTGCTGGTGCTACTGATATTGACCTTGGCTTATATAGAGAGGATGGTACAGTAGTTGACGCAGATGCATTAATGGATGGTACTGATATTAATGCCGGGGTCGCGTATTCTTCAAAAACTGATGGTTTAGCTGCGTTAGGGGTAGAAGAGAGAGGCGTGAAGTCTTTTTATGATATTGCTAATGATGTTGCGACCACAGATGTTATAGGGCATATCCCCAATGATTCTTATTGGGTGGCGTTGACACTTAATTCTGAGGTTTCTGCTGCCGGAACGATTACAGTCGTCTTGACGACTTTAGGTCGTTAACGTAGTTTTAATCTTAAATTTCGTTTAAAAAAGCGCACGTATAGTTTTAGACGCTTGCGTGCGCTTTTTTATTTACCAAGGAGGTCGGTATGTCACTACCAACGAGTAAAGTCGGGGTATGCAATCTCGCCTTAGACTTATTAAAAGAAAAACCGATTGCGGATATTGATACCCCTACGACGGATGTAGAAAGTCTTTGTGCTCGTTGGTATGATGTTGTTCGCGCTGGGCTCATTCAATCTCGAAATTGGAATTTTGCTACAAAATCTGAAGCGGTTTCTCGTGGAGGAACACCTTCTGTATCTATCTATGCAGATTATTATTCATTTCCAAATGATTATCTTAAACTAACAGCTATCATAAGTCCTAAACATTCTCTATCTAAATACGATTATCGTATTGAGGCGGGAATTATTTTGATTAATAATAATGAAGGATCTTCTCTCGATGTATGGTTTCTTTATGATAATGAAACTGTAACTGACTTTCCTCCTCTCTTTACTCTATTATTAGTTGCGCGATTAGCTTTGGTGATAGCTCATAAGATTACAGCGAAACCTTCGATTATTAAAGAAATTAAAGATTTTATTATAGCGACAGAAAAAGAAGCTCTTGCTTTTAACGGACAAGAAAGGCCACCAACTCGATATGAAAATAGTAAACTTGTGAGTTCCGGTCTATTTCCATCAACCCTACAACAAGTAGCCGGCGACTATGAGTTTGATTTCGTTTATTAATTATGCAACAGCTATTAACAAAATTTTCAGGTGGTGAGGTTTCTTCTGATCTTTATGGTCGAACAGATTCCGAATTATATTTTGGTTCCGGGAAACGGATGCAGAATTTTATTGCTCGACAACAAGGACCTATGGTATACCGCGGCGGTACGATGTTTAGTCATAATTCTCGTCATAATTATGAAGCTCGAATAGAACGTTTTCGGTACAACGACGAACAAGTATATATTTTAGAATTTACTAATGCTAAAATTAGAATCCATGAAGACGCGGCTTTAACTCTTGATCCTACTGCAACTGTTATTACAGGAGCTACTCAAGCAAGTCCTGTTGTTGTTACCGACGTGGGACACCCTTATTCTAACGGCCACGAGATCTATATTGAAGGTGTCGTCGGTATGACAGAACTTAATGGTCGATATTTTCGTGTTGCTAACGCCGGGGCCAATGATTATGAACTGACTGATCTTTTTGATGATGATGTAGATGGTACTGGATTTACTGCGTACGTTTCTGATGGGACTTCTACTATAGTGTATGAATTAACTTCACCCTATACTGATACTGAATTATTTGAATTTGAACTTGCACAACAAGGTAATGTTATGTATACCGCGCAGCGTACTTTTCCGCCATATAAATTAACACGTGTAAGCGCGACGTCATGGACCTTTGCTGTATATGTCCGTACTGCGGATCCTTTCGGTGGGGCGAATGATTATCCCGGTGGTGTTGGTTTTTATCAAGGCCGATCTGTTTTCTCAAGTACCCATAATAATCCCGATTCTATGTGGTTAAGTCGATCTCCGACGGACGCGGGAGCGTCTCGCTATGATGATTATACGACCGGGGCTGATGCAGATCACGCTATCGTATTTCCTATTACTTCAGATCAAGGGGATGTTGTTTATATAAATTGGATTGTAGGACTTCCAGATTTTATATCCGTCGGGACAACCGGAGGTATTATTGGAATTGATGGAGGGGGTACTAATGATGCTATTACCCCGACTAATATTCGAAAACGTCCTCTTGACCCTTACGGGGCTCAGGCAGTTAGACCGGTAGCAAATGGTAACACGCTTTATTATGTTCAAAAAGGCGGGCGGATCATTCGTAGTTTTGAATATGAATTATTAGCAGATTCTTATAAATCAGTTAATAGAGCATTTGTATCGTCTCATTTAACAGTCTCGGGAATTAAACAAATTGCATTTCAGCGCGGACGATCTGATATTTTATGGATGGTTAGGAATGATGGAGTGCTTGTCGGAATAACATTAAAATCAAAAGAGGATGTTTCTGGTTGGCATCAACATAAAATCGGGGGCGCTGATGTAAATATAACGAGTGTTGCTATCGAACCTTTAGAAGACGGGTATGACAGGGTGTGGATTGCCGTTGAACGAACTATTAATGGTACCGCTGTATGTTATTTAGAATATTTTACAGAACCATTTGAGGGGGTATCTAAAACAGATTATTATACTGATGATGAAGATGCAGATACCGCAGCCTATGAAAATGAGGTATACGAAGCGCAGAAAGATTTAACTTATCTTGATAGCTTTTTAACTTTTGATGGATCTGTTATTACTTCAGATCCTACAATGACCCCTTCAGCTACGACGGGTACAGGGATTAATTTTACTATGTCCGGAGGGGGATCCTTTGTCGCCGGGGACGTTGGTAAAAAGATTTTTAAAAAATACCAAGATCGTGTAGGGGGAGGCGTCGCATTAATTACTGCATATACGAGCCCTACTGTTGTTGTATGTACGGTTGAAAGTGATTTTGATAATACGGATGCTATTGCTGCGGGAGATTGGTATTTAACAGCCGATACCATAACAGGACTTCATCATTTAGAAGGGGAGACTATTCAAGTTATTACAGACGGGCGTACCCATCCAGATGTAACAGTTAGCAATGGAACTATAACGTTAAACAGACAAGCGGGCATTGTTCATCTAGGATATAATTATATTGGTATTTTTGTTTCTATGGACCTAGTATTAGGGTCCGACGAAGAAAATATTCTAACAAGTCAAAAAAATGTTTCTGATGTAGATTTAATATTTTCTCACAGTATTGGATCTAAATACGGGACCAATTTATATGAGTTAGATCAAATTACTTCTTCGGTGTCGGGTCAAGCAACGGATCGACCCCCTCTTCCTTTTACCGGAGTAAAATCAAATTTCTATGAAGACAAATGGGAAGAGAGAAAAGAGTTGATTATTTTACAGGATCAACCTTATCCTTGTACTGTTAACGCAGCCAACTTAACATTAGACGCGGGGGAAAAGTGAGATTAGAAAATTTTGTTGCAGAAGATTATTTTAAATTAAATCTTGAGGAAGAGGCTGGACTTGAAATGTGGATGCCGGAAGAAAGTATTCCTAGAGCTCTTTTAGAATTAGAACACAGAGGAGTTTCTCGGTCTCTTTGGTTTGGAGATAAATTATATGCAATCTTCGGGCTTTACAAAATTCGAATGGGGGTTGCAGAGGTGTTTTTCTTTGGTACTAAAGGATGGTGTGAAAAAAAGAAATCTATTTGTCAAGCAGTTAAACAAGATCTTGATGTAGTTACGAAAATGTTTAATCGTATTCAAATGACTTGTTTAGAAGGAGCCACTTTTTTAAGATTTGCAAAGTTTTTTGGTTTTGAAAAAGAAGGTTCTTTAAAACATTATGATAAATTTGGTCGAACATATTCGATGTTATCTATTACAGGAGGTGTCTTATGAGCCTTGCCGTTATTGCTTTATCCACATTTATTATTCTCTCCGCGGGAGCGTCGATATACGGAGGCATAGCAGAAAAAAGTGCCGCGGATGATCAAGCGGCGTTATTAGAAGAACAAGCTCGTATTCAGCAAGAAGAGACGGGCGCAGAAGCTTCTCGTAAAGGAGAACAGCGACGTAAATTTATTGCTCAACAAAAAGTATCTTTCTTAGCAAATGGTATTGGTTTGGCTGGTACAGGTCTTGTAGTTTTACAAGATACCTATGATCAATTTGAACAAGAGATATCAGCTATTAAACGATCCGGGAGTGCTCAAGCTAAACTTTTAGACAGGCAAGCATCTATTACAAAAAAATCTGGAAAAGCAAAACTTATTAGTGGTGTTATTGGGGGAGGCACTTCTATCGCGGGAGGAGTTTTCGTGGGAAAAGCGACGGGGGTACTTAAATAATGACAAAAATACCTACATATTTTAGACCAAAAGCGGCGTCTGCCCGGACCGGTGTACCTGATCAGGACCATAGCGGGGCTATTATTGCCGGGGCGGTCAAAAATTTAGCCGATACATTTTTTAATGGTATTCTCGCCATCGAAGCAAAATCTAAAAAACTTGTTGACGATTCTACACGTGCAAAGGCTGTTGGAGAATACTCGACTTCATATTTAGAGGCCGCTAATCAAATTAAGCAAGAGAACATGGGGGATCCGGAAAAAGCTACTGCTCTATTAAAAGAGAAGAGAGCGCAATTAAAGAATGAGCACGTGGATGCTTTAACCGATCGTGGGTTACAACAAGAGTTTGCTTTTGATATTGATAATATAAATATTCAAGAAGACATTCGTGATGTGGCTTGGAAGATTGAACAGAGCGCGCAGATTTCTCAACAGAATTATCTTGATCGTATATCGTCCGACGCTAAAACAGCGGCGCAAACACCCTCTTACGAAGAGTATCTTAAAAAAATTGAATTGTTTCAGCTAGAAGAAGAAAATGGGGAGGGCAATCGGAAATTAAGTCAGGCTTTCGGTGGTATAAAAGAAGGACAAAAAGTTTTAGATAGTGGTATGGAATCAATTACTCGTGGTTTTATTAGCGGGAAAATGGCTCGGGGAGAAAGTTTTGAAGCGGCGCAACATCTTATCCGAGGAGATTTTGATCTTTTTATTGAGCCGAGTGTTAAAGCAGAATTGTTAGTAAAACTTGATCAAGCTAAATCCGGAGAGATTAAAAAATCTAATTTTTTACAAGCTGCGGAAGCGGCTGTTGATATTTTTAAAACCTCTACTGCTGTAATCAATGATAAGATGGATATCGTCGGTCTTGAGGAAAAGATTAGTCAAACATCCTTTGCATTACTTCAAGCAGAACAGGCCGGTTTACCAGAAGAGCGAATTAGAGCTTTGACTAAACAACAAAATCTTTTAGAAAGAATTCGAGATATTAGACTTGAAGAGATTGAAACTAATGCGGTAGACGACGTTGATACGAAAGCTAACTTATTATCTGATTATCAGTTCTTAATTGATTATGAAGAGGGCCAAAATTCGTTAGTTGATACTCTCGACAAGGTTTTAGATTTTCAACGTAACGCAACCGAAGCTTATTATAATCAGAAAATTTCAAAAGCCACTTATGATAAGTGGATGCTTTTTGCAAAGACCGCTATTCAAAATGATATTACTGAAGGTATGAGAGAAAAAGGATCCGGATTTCAAGTCCCTAACGAGGGTGGTTTTATGGGAATGGGATCCTCTAGTCCGTTATCTGGATCTAAAAAGATTCGACGAAGTTTAGCTGATATTCTTAAAAATGCAAATAATAAACTTGGTCGAGAACACGCTATTGATACTTTAGATTTTTATATGGATATGGTGAATGATCAACTTGGTGGGGACCTTTCTTCGTTAGATAAAATGAATGACGAAACCCACGATAACCTCGTCAAGAACGCTAAAGCTAGAGCTACCTTAAAGAGTATGGGGCTACCGGTTTATTTAACTATCGGAAATAAAGTTCCGGCAAATGGTGGGATGTATGAAATTACAGCTATTGCTAACGACGGGATGCCAATTATTAAAATAAAGGATAAAGAATGAGCACCATTCGGTTAGATGATTTTATTGATAACACATTGGGTGTAGAGAATATTGAGCCTGAAAGTATTCGTGTGGATGATGCTGTCATGTCTCAGCGTGTGCCTGTTGATACTGATGAATTAAATTTATTAGATCTTATCAGTGTTCCAGAATCATTAAAAGAAAATTGGAGAGGTAGAGGTAAAATTGGTTTTGCTGAACATTCTCGAGGAGTTAACCTCGGAAAGTTTGCGCCTTTTATTGGGACCGGAATTGAGGCTAAACAGAATTTAGATGTATTAACGGCCATGCGTCGAATACAATCGAATGAGTATGGGGATAATAAGCGTCAACGAAATAAAGATATGCAGATTGCACAAACATATTTATTAGGTATTGCAGAAGAACAAATACGTGAATATAGTTTTGGTGGAGACGTCTCTCGAGGAGTTGCAGAGCTTCCCGCCCTTGGCATGGAATTATTGTTAACTTTTGGAATTGGTACGGCGGCAAAAACCGCGGCAGCGAAAGGAACAACAGTCGCACTCAAGAGGATTTCCTCTAAATTTTTAAGACGAGCCTTAGCGCACTCTGTAGGGTTTGCCGCCGGTGCCGCTGCTGAAACAGCGGTTCAAATACCAACAAGGGTTACAAAAGGAGCACTTGAAAAAGAGATTGGACGTAATTTAGTATTAACTGAAAAAGGATTACAGATTAGCGAAAAAGCTGTCAGTAAACCTTTCACCTCTTTTGCAGAATCGTTAGCTGATGTATTTATTGAGATTGCTACAGAACGCGCGGGAGAAGCTTTTCTTGGTCCATTAATTTCTAAAGGTACTGATAAAGTTATGGGGATTTTTCCAAAAAAAATGAAAGATGCTTTGACAAAAGCATAGATTCATCTTCATTGTCAGGCGGGGGTAAATAAATTATTTACTCGTGCGGGGTATAATGGTTTTGTAACAGAGCTCGGGGAGGAAAGATTAGGAGATATTATCCGTGCTATTACTGGACTTAATTTTGGGCCGGACGATGGTAATGTTTTTGATCGACTATGGTCGTCTATTCCTAGTGGTTATGAATTAGGGGTTGAAGCTACAGTATTAGCTTTTCCCGGCGCAATGAAATATTCATCTTCTAAGATGATTGAACAAATTCGAAAGCAAGTGGATCCTAAAGTTGAAGCCACAAAACCTCAACCAAAAACGCTTTCTCAAAGTGAGGTTGTTAATATTATAGAGAAAGAAGCAGAGCAAACTTCAGAGCAGAAAACTGCGGCAAAAGAAAAAGAACTTAATTTAGAAGAGGTTCAAGAGAAACAGGCCCGGCAACGATCTCAGGAAGATCGGTTATCTAAAGAAGAGATTCAGCGTGTAGCTGTTGAGCAAGTTAAAGACGAACAGATGAAAGGGCGTTTAAAAAAACTTGATGTGGATGTACGATCTACCGATAAACAGATTGACAGTTTAGAACGAGAGCGTAAAAATTTAAAGAAAGAAGGAAAACCAATTAAGGCCGTTGAAAATAAAATTGATACTCTTTTGAAGCAACGGGATAGTTTTGATGTACAGCGGGCTGATATTCTTACGACGGCTAAAGAACAATTTGATTTAGAAAAAGAAGAGTTAGAAGTTAAAGGAGAGACCCTCACCAAAGTCGCTCGACAAGGAATTAAAAATGCGATTAAGGCAAAGAAGGAAGGGAAAAAATTGGGTCAGGAACAAGTCGTCAAGGTTCAGAATGAAGCCCTTCAAGTTTTATTGGATTCGGAATTGGACGCGACGGACAAAGGAAGTTTTCTCAAGACGATTAAAAATATTAAGACCGAGGCACAATTAGAGGCTGCAATCCCTAAGATCGAAGCCCGGATTGAAAAATTAGAAGAAAGGGCAACACGAAAAAAGCTAGTTAAAAGTATACAAAAGTCAGCTAAGACAAAAGTTGCTCCTGATTATAAAGAACAAATTGATGATATTCTTGAAAGTTATGATCTTAAATCTCGAACACAAAAGACAAAAGATAAAAGAGAAAGCCGTGTAGCTTTCTTGGCGCGTGAAAGACAAGAGGGTAATTTAGATATGCTCCCGGCTGATTTTTTTGTTAATCTCGGAACAAACACTCTTGATGAAATGAGCACTGAAGAGCTTCAAGGGTTGCATGATCAGATTGCTATTTTAGCTCACGTGGGTGCTACAAAGAGCCGTATGGTATCGGAGAAATCACAAAAGGATCTTGACGAGCAAGCGAGAGAATCGGCTGAATCAATTTATGATCATACTAACAGCACCCCAAAACAAGGGGATAGCGAGCGGTGGCAGCCCGTCTCAGGTAAGCGCGGACTTGCTTTGATCTTTGATAAGATAAGTGCAAGTCCGCGCTTACCTG